CAGAGGGTCGCAATCCAGCAGGGATCCGTTGTCTCCGGATGAGGTGTGTAATGATCCATGTTATCAATAAACTCACACCCAGATCCAAACCAGTTATAAAAAACGCCGGAAACAGCAGCGGGACTGATCCCAAACTTAAAATCCACTAAATCAATGTCAACATCCGAATTATCAATCGCCCGAACACACATACCTCCCGTAGTACCAGAGACATGATTGGCAATCTGAGCGTCTCCAGTCCCGGAAAGTAACCCCACACTCCTGTCTGTAGTAAGCAAATAATCTGCCTGAATCACAGAGCTGAAATCTCCGTTATAAGGAGTAGTCTCGCTCCCTAAACGAGCATTTTGAGTATAACCATTCGGGAAAAACATGGCATAACCACCTTTGGTACGCTCATGAAATAACGACAAGGGCTGCCTGGGGGTCTCCGTAGAAGATGCAGTTGAGGAAGCCCCCAACCCATACAAACTTATTTTAGATTCGTCGTGCCCCACTAAACAAGCACGAGTAGAATGAAGCTCAACTTTAGAATGGTTTGCAGACGAATCTAATCCATACTTCTGCGCATCTTTAATAGAGCCAATCCCTCCCGTTTTAGGAGGTCCGAAATAAGCTTGAGAGGATTCCTGAGCCAGGACATCCACCCCGACTCTAGAAATTTTGGTAGGGCCATGAAAATCAACTCTAGAATTGTTAAAAACTATAAAGGCGACTGAGCACCAATTTCTTTGTAGCCTGCCAAGAGAACTAAGCGACTGGTATGAGGTGATTGTGGTCCACCGCATGTCCCCAAAACTAATAAATTGAAAACTAGAGTTATTCTCTGCGTAACCACAAGCCCCCTTCGAAGTTACGATCCCGTCAAAGATGTATCCAAGCCCAACAAGCGTAACATTAGAATTGTTTACCGCCACCAGGGCTGGGGATTTGACGGACGCCGCCGAAACCTGCATCCCATGATTCCTCATAAGATAATTCGAAGAGACGGTGGTATCACCAGCGGAAAGAATAGTGTTACCACCCCACATTCCTAGAGCTGAATATTCTGATACATCTTGCTGGATTTCAACAGTAGAGTTATTTTCTACTTTTAGATTTATTCCGTTGAAATCACAATGAAACATGGGCGCATTAAAAGAACCCCCACTAAAGCCGCCCAGAGCATTAATCTCATCTGCGTATTTGCCGTAGGATAAGATAGAATTATCTAAAAGAAATCCCTCATTTTGATTATCATTTACACTGAATTGAGGAGTTACTATTCGTGAGTTTGTAGCTTCAATACCACGCAAATTTAAAAAAGAATTTAAGCGGCCGTCAAAATCTACTAAACTATTTTCTAATTTAAACCCCGCATTATTTCGGGAGCATTGGAGATGCGAGGTAAGTGTATCTGAATCTCCAGCATTCTTAGTATAGGCCGTCGTTCTAAGAGTGTTCCGCGCACCTCCTCCTACAAAGGAATTTACAGCATGAATACCCGTGTCGCATGATCCGGTGATGTATCGACTATAACGTCCACTATCATTTGAAGCGCTTGTATCAAAAACCAAAATGGAATCTTGAAGGTATATTCCTATGCCACGAGCGGAGCCCACAGTATATGAAGCGTTCTCCTGGGTATAAATTCTATAAACCACTAAAGATTTAGTAGAAGCTACTGTAGAATTAATAGCAAGAATTCCTGTCGAGGAGCAGCGACTAATAGCAACATCTTCTAGAAGAACGTCCGAATTTTCTACAGTTAGTCCATTTTCAGAACCATAACTAACATGGTAAGTAATACCGAAGCCATCGTCCACACCAATCGCAACTGCGGAGTCTATACACACTCCTTTCAATTTTACCTTATTGCAGTCCTTTATTGTGATGTCAGTAAAGTTTGCTCCAAACCCAAGGATACTAGCTTTATCCGCCGGTACAGGATCTTGTCTTCCCCAAATTAAAGATACCCCATCGGTTTGGTTCACAGGAATAATATCATAAGGTATACTAGGATCATAAGTTGTATCATTAACATACCACATGGAACTTACATTATTGCCAGCAGATGACAGTGTGTAGCTGGGTCCCGCAGCGCCACTTCTAGCGTCAGCAAACGAAAGGGCCATCGTTTCTTTTTGAGAATCCGGGGATCTCTGCGAGTAAACGAGGGCATTCGAATTCCAGGATGTATTGCTGTAAGTGTTGTCGGAAGTCCTAGTAGAAGTTGCTGTGGATATATCGTATAAAAAAGAGGAGGTAGTAACTTTGTCTATATAGGAAACGGAAGGGCTCTCGGGTCCCACACCAACTGACGATACGATTGCGCTAACATCAGAAGCATAATTTAAAAGGCCAATCTGTAAGGCTCCAGTACCCTCACACTTTATACCAACTATACTAAGGGAACCCAATGAACCGTAGGAGGCAACCTCAATAACAACGGGGTAGGTCAACACACGAGGAAGATCATCGACAGCTGCCTGAGTGCTGCTGTATACACCATTAGCCGGGTCATGCACAGACGAGACGCAGAGCGTAACTCCGGAATAGCCAGAGGATCCAGGGAAACCTACACCCTGGGCGAGATAGAGGTCCCGGAGTTCCATCCCCGAAGAACCTTTGTTATCATAAGTATAATTATAATACGTGCTAGGATCAAAATGAAATGCAAGGGGATACCCTGACACTATTACGTCGGTGCCTCCAGTTACATCATAATATTCATAAACACGACTCATTACAATAATCTATCAAGATCAAACATATTAAGAGATTTCACGCCAACGCCATAAGTCGGGTTATCCCCCGTAAGAGAATCACGACCTTCGCCACCTTCCAACCCACGAGTGTTTGAACGATAAATGGATAACAAGTTAACTTTTTTATTAGCAGCGTGCCGTGCGTTGGCAAAAACGCTAACCGCAGATTCGTCTAACCAGTTCCTCAAATAGCCCTGCCAATCTAAATGAATGGGAGGCACAGCAAACTGCGGGTGGAGTTGACCCATGTCCCAAAGCATTCCTATTCCCTCTACCATGGAAGCGTGTGTTATCATACCATTTATCTTACCGGGAGCGTTCGCCATACCTGCTAAGCCTCGCCCAAACACGGGTTCAGTCCCGGGTGACGCCCCTCCTTCTAGCCCAACATGTCGCGTAACATCCTGAGCGCCGCTGACTGCGATAGCGGCATCATACATGGTTTGGTATCCCTGCGCGCCAGCCTGATCCAGGGGAGAACCACCCCCATAATATTGAGATGTTATAGGGTTACCCGCCCAGTCAACCTCTCCATACATTTTCAAATATCCACGGTGGGATCCGAGAATACGAAAAATACCAAGATTATAAAATTTATCAGGAGTTCTGTGCTGAGTAAGACTACTCGCATCAAAAGCATCCGCCGCTAAGCCATACCTACCATAATAATCACAAGCCGCACCATTCTTCCACCGACCCGTAGGCCCGTGGTAGGGGGCTGTAACGCAAGCAGATACGGGGTCTGAACCATTAATAAGCAAGTTCGCCGCATGCAGCCTGGAGGTATCCGCTATATTCCACATATGGATCTGCGTTCCCACGCATGCGAACTCCTGTGGGGGAGCAGGACATGGGGGTACTTGACCCTCTTCCTCAGCGTAAATTCCCTCGTCGAACATATGGGGAGTGGGGGGAGTAGGCAGTGACGTGTAGGGGGTTGTTGTAGAGGTAGTTGTAGTCGTAGTCGTAGACGTAGTCGTAGTCGGAGTCGTAACCGTAATTGTTGTAGTCGAAGTGGGTATAGGGGTAGTGGGTATAGGAGCACAACACGTAGAGGGAATTAAGTCGCATATATCAGTTGTGGGGGAGGTACACACGCCAGAAGTGGCGTTCCCATCCCACTCACACCCAGTTCCAAAATAATTATAAACTACACCCGACACATCCTCACTATCCAACGCACATTTGAAATTAACAAGATTAACATTAATTTTACTATTACCTACAGCACGAACGCACATTCCACCTGTTGTTCCAAGTGGATGATTGGAATCGAGCGCTAATGCCATCATCGAACGAGTAAACAAATCCAAATTAGTAGCTTCTACTTCTGAAGTCCCGGCTGCATTTTCTGTAAATCCATTTGGGAAAAAGCGAACAAAGCTCCCAGAAGTAGCCGAGGTAAAGGCATCATAAATAGCGCTAGTTCCCGTTCCTGATGTCGCTACAATGTCCACCGAGTAGACGTCATCTAGTGCGGAGCCCCCTAGAGATACCATGTCAATAGTTGATTTATTATTAGCAACTAGACACGCACGAGTTGAATGCAAATCAACTTTCGTATGATTTCCAGCATTAGAAAGATCATATTTACTCGATTCGGGAACCCAACTATTAGACTCCTTCGAGGGTGGACCAAACAATGCATGAGAATTATTATCTGCTAAGACACATATACCATACCGCCCAATCTTTGTAGGTCCCGTGAACGTAATATTTGAATTGTCGATAGCCGCTGTCGCCGCTGAAGTCCAATTCTTCTTAAGATTATATGCACCTAACTCACCATACGACCCAATGCTGGTAGTCGCGCTAAGCGTCCCACGAAACACCACACTAGAATTCTTAGAGGCAAGCGCACATGCCCCCACCGTACCTTGTATGACCGCCCTGCCCGCAAACCCTAGATTAGTTAATTCAACATTAGAATTATCTGAGGCAACAATAGCAGGCGATGCCGCTACGGAAATGCCATCATAAATCCCGTGTGAAGCCATGGCAAGCTTGTTGATTGCGTTTTGGCTCGTGCCCGACCACGAACCGCCCCACCATCCTAACTTAGGGATGGAACTGCAATCCTCCACAGGAGCAACGAGAGACCCGTTGTCAGCATAAATATTAGTCCCGTTTAGGTCACTCGTAAAAGTAGGTTTTGGTTTTGCCGCACCTGTCGTTGCTGACAGACTTCCTGGCAACGTGTAAAAGCTCCCGTAACGCAAAACTGATTTAGACAATCCAAACCCAGACTCTTGGTTAGCATCGACGCTAAACTGTATTAATGTTAACGATGAGTCTCTAGCATCTATAGCCTCTAAATTACAGTAGACCTCTGGTCTTCCCTCATAATCTACTACAGAATTATCCAACAGAATACCAGTATTACTATTGGCCACGTAGAGTTTAGTTGTTTCAGTATCTAAACCACCAGCGTTTTTAGGATAAGTTGTTGACGCTACGCTGCTCTTAGCTCCTCCGGTAATTCTGGAATTAATTGCATGAATTCCTATACCACATTTTGAAATGGAAGTTAAATATTTCCCTCCCCGCGTGTAGGCGCTCGTATCAAAAGCAATACTAGAGTCTGCGAGATAAAGCCCAACGCCCTCGGAAGGACGGGTGCCATCTAGTTTGCGCTCATAAATTCTATTAATTACAAAAGATTGAGCGGTGTTTATCACCGAGTCCTGAGCATAGACTCCAACTTTATTAACCCTACTGACTGCAACATTCTCTAATAAAATATTAGAATTCCTAACATCAATTCCTCTATCACACAGATACTGAATCTTATTAGGGTAAATAGAGTCTGATCCAGACGCGGAATCTACGCATATATTTTGTAATTTAACCCGGGAACAATTTACTATTTTAATCTTTCTAAAGTAAGCCCCATAAGCTGCCACGGTTATAAGGTCATCAACAGCCAGCACTTCCCGTTCTTCAATTAAACTTAGGCCAATACCCCCCTCCATCCTAGGATGTACATCATCTAATACCGTAGACTCATCACTCGCGTTATAGTTGTAACTTCCAAAAGCGGCAGCGCTCAGAAAGAGAGAGCCGTTAGGTCGGGGGAACGGAGCAAACCCCAGTGTTTGCGGTTCGTCTTGCGAATCTGGGGCTTTCTGGTAGTATAGCCTACAGTATCTCTCCCAGGGCTGATCTGCGGAGCAGTTAACCGCCAACTTCGTGGAGGAAACCTCCTTAATCATTGAACTCAACACAGTCGATGAGAAAGACGTGGGGAGAGTCTGTGAAGCAGAAGGTCCATAAGCGGATGCAGCCAGGACGCTTGAGACAGTCCCAGAAGTGTGTTGGCCAAACTGACGGCATGCAATCTGGAGACCTCCAGTCCCTTCACACTGAATATCAGAAATTTCTAACTCCCCCAGATCCCCAAAATCTAATATTTCAATAAGTAACGGGAATCTCAACCTTCGTGGAACTATTTCTAGAGCTTTCTGAACTGTAGGAAAAATACCAGATTCAGCAGCTTCAGCAAGGGCTCCTGCTGAGACGGTCAGAGTCACCCCCGATAACGCAGCCCCCAGCCCCAGGTACTGCCGTATAACATCTGAACGCGTGGTTAGATCATCAATTGGAAGATTATCTTGTTCCCAGTTATAAAAAGAAGTCGCATCATATTGGTGGACTGCTGGGAACGCGTACCCTGAGAGGGTCTGCCCTCCTCCGGTAACATCAAAGTATTCATAAAGGCGTGCCATTAAAACTCAATTGTCCATTTGAATAAAACTGAGAAGCTAGTAGCTTTGGTGAGTGGTGTGAAATATCTATATGCACACAACAAGCTAGTCTCCGGAGATGCTGTTCCTATAGGATTTTTACTGAATAACCCAATTTCATCAAGCTCCACGCCGTCGCAGGCGTTGTCCCCTAGAAAAATATTATACATAACCCTAGTAGGACTGATTTTATTTATGTATGGGAAAGGAATTACTCCAAAAACCTTGTTCGTATGGGTAGTGGTACTAGACAGGTAATTGTGAGTATCTAATTCAAAATTAGCAGTCCCATAATCCACTTCCGCTAACTCACCTCCTAAAGCTCCAGTTGTGGATACCTGTAGTCCTACGCTCCCCCCGGACCCGCACTGGAAGTATATAATTTGGAACGCATCAACAGCACTGGCCGAGCCCGTGCCACCCTTAAAAGCATTAAGGAGCGTTTTTCCCATTCCAGATGTAATTATATTTTCATCCGAAAAGTGTATTTCTTCCCTGCCATCGGGATAAACCTTAATCACCTCAAGGTATCCTTTTACATCATTACTATAATCTAACAATTTTTCCATGGCTCTTTTTACGGTAAGAATATAACCTTCCACTTAATGCGTATAGCGCCGCCCCCACCAATGGAAACCGGAGTCCGAAAGACTTTCTTTGAAAACAATTTATACACCAAATTCCTATCAGAATCGTTCACATTATATAGATTGCCAGTCCTGGGGCCCGGACTATCGTATAGCGCCGTCACGTCATAACCACCCGTGTGCAAACTATCGTATGTCTTCTCCACATCTAAAACCCATAACCCTACAGCTCCAATACCCCCCTGAAAATCAAAAAATGTTATATCGTCGGATCCAATATCAAACCAATACGTAACCGAGCTTACGTTTGAAGACGCTTGAAAGCCCGAAAGTGCTAAGCCTCCATTATCAACTACTGGCCGTCCTGTACCCGTTACAGGGTACATCATCCCGTCTGAATTAATGACGGCGAATTTATTAGCCGAGCCCTCCAATGAATCACCGCTCAAAGTAATTCCTGAACCAGCCAACCATCCTCCATCTGCATGGGCTCTATCCTCACTAATACCGGACAAGGATGATCCAATGTAACTGGGCCAATTAATGTAATTAACATACTGACCGAGCAATCCAGCCGAACCAGATACCACAGGCTGAAGAGTTCTATCAAGCGGGGACGGGAAAACAGGTAAATCCTTTACTGGGTAAGGAGATATCCTGTAAAATTCCCAGTCCTTAACAGCAGTTATGTTGGATGCGTCCCAATCCGTTTTTGATGCCTGGGAGATAGCAAATCTTATTTTAGTAGTGGGTGTAAATCTAGCGTCAGTCAGTAACACCTTAGTACTGAATATTCTCTTTATATTTTTATCCTCATCCGTTGCCATGAATCCTCTTCTAAACGTATAAGAAAAATCATTGTAAGGCACAGAAGCCCCCTCAAAGGCTTCCTCATATGGCTTCCAACCAGAAGGAGCGTCCGCATCCCAATATAGAAGGTCTCCACTGTCCAGTTGAGCCAGAGCGGTCCATAAAGTTTCGGGCTTCCCCCCAGAGTCATCCTCCATCTGTTGATATTTGAGACTGAACGCAATCTCAGTAGAGCTTACCGGGAGAACAACATCCCCTACCTTAAAGGTGCGACAAAGCTCAATGGGGGCTCGTGTAGCCACCACGGGGGCATTATACGTTCCGAGTAAAAATCCAGTAGACTCATCCCAGAGGCTCCACCCTCCTGAGGTTGGCGAGATGGGTGTCACGCCAGGAAAAAGAGAAGAGTAAGAGGTTCCAATATTACTAACATCATTAAAATATTGAACGGTAGGACTCCCCTCCAATTCAAAACGAGGTACAGGTAGGTATGATTCAGAAGTCCAAACATCATCTCCAACTGGGAGTGTGTAAGGCATAAGACCAACATCACAGATGGCAGCACAGGATATCCTCTGAAAACCCCCTGTCGCTAAATTATTATTCCGTGTATTAAAAACAACAAGTTGATACTCCGTTTCAGAAGTATGTGTACTACCTGATGCTAAATTCATACTATCCAAACAATTTAAACCCCACCCATTTATCCCCGTAGCGCTCTTTGTCTCAGTATACTCAGTAGTGGAAATACCACTAAGAACGTATTGACCAGAGTAAGTTGAAGGTTGAACAGTCCACCGCGAGGGTCCCGTCAGAGCACTCCATGAAAAATACTCATGTATATCTTCCGCGTACGTTTTCGCATAAGAATCCATTCGTAAGTTTTTAATGAAAGCGGGAGCAGCTGTCTCATTATGAATTTTAAGAATCAAGGAAAAGGCCGTACCAGTTGTCCCCGTGGTCGAGGGTACAAGACCTAACAAGAGATTAGAATTAACTAATGGAGTACTTCTAAATGAGGCATATTCTTCGGAGCCTGTCGAAACTGAACTTGTAAAAAACTTATTTCTGTCCGGGATGCTTGCCCCCGCTGGAAGAGAGTTCCAATCCCCGATAGTAAAATCAAAATACCTATGATTACCGGAGGAATCTATTCCAGAAGTATGTAAAGTAAAATACACATCGGATCCAGAGACCCCAGAAATGTCTCTAAATTTTTTCAATATCGCCCCTTCAAAAACGGCGGGTTTATTTAAAGGCAACTCAAAGAGCCCGCTCAGAGTAGAGGATGTGACTACCTCCAAACAAAGTTCAGACGGTTTTGGTTTAAGGGAATTAGCTAACTTTAAGGCATGCTGTGGATTTGTTACCCAAGGAATTGTGCTATTTATACGGGGGCTCGCGGCTACGGACGCTCCCAAATTACTTTCGATTAAATCAGAAGCAGATGCATACGTTAAATAATTATATTTGCCAATCTTCTTAGATTGGGAAGTAGACTTCTTAAGTACACCAACATCTAAATAGTGATCGATAGCCGTGGCTCCCCCCATAAGCCCTCCGAAAATAAATCCTCCATATTTCTTAAGAGGACTCATAGAAAACACTTGAGACAAATAGCTAACGCTACTAAGTGGAAGCGCACTTCCTTTTGTACCCCCAGATCCACTGGTTGTCATGAACACACCCGGGTCTGTGTAATCTCCACCAACAACCCGGAACATGGAGTCGTTAGGTGCTAAGTTACCATACAACCACCCATCCATAAAGGAAACACCGGCATCCCAAAAATAACATTCAAGGATGTCACTATTGTCATGTGAAGCGAATTGATACGTTAGTTCCAGCTTATGAGACATTCGTGTATTTGTAATATTAACAAAGAACGATATGCACGAGGAAGTATCCTTACTCGCATCAAATACTAGAGGAAACCCAGTAAAGTTCCACTCATGCCGATCCCCAGAAAAATCATACCTCTCACCCGTAGTCTTGTCTTGTAAGTAAACTAAAATACAAGCATCCGCACCTCCTGAAATAGAATGATATTTTGCAGAAATCTCTGCCAATGAACCTAAAGATTCATCGTAGCGGACTTGTGGACTCCTGCCCGACACGTAAGGAACAAACTGCTGGGAAAGGTTAACCGCTCCTGACGTAGTTCCCTCGTCGCTGGGCGAGAAGGATCTAACGTAAAGGACCCCATCGTCTGGTTCCGCATACCCAGCGGATACAATGCTTGAAACAGTAGAGACATCCTTAATATCATGCCGAGCTAAAGAGCCATAGCGGGGGGTCGCACTATACTCAGTTAATTTATTCACATACCGCAGAGTACTTCTAATGTCCCACTGAGACAACTCATACAATCCAAGAACAATATTTAAATGGACTCCAGTCAAACTATCATCAATACTATAGTCTCTAAATTTAGAGTTAGATAAAACATTGGTAACGCTAGAAAATGTTGGATTTTGAATAACGCTGTTAGGATACTTTGAGCCTGAGACCCCCCCATTAATACTAGAAAATGAGAAATTTGGAAAATCAGGAAGATAAGACCAAGCCGTTCCATCAGAAGGATCCAAATCCACAAAACCTACTCCAGGACTACCCGTAACTTGATACCCTGATACAGCAGCAAGTGCCTGACATCTCAAAAAAGCAGATTTGTTTGGTGACACTGAAGTCCCATGAACAATAAAATTAGAAACATCGTACAGAGAAGACACGCTAGATAAAATTGAGGAGGGGGAAGGAATCCAGGTTAACATGTCCACTATATGTTCTTTGGCCCCTTCAACAATCAAATTATTATCTACATGTATAGGGGTATCTGAAAACTCAATTGAGTCTCCTCTGCAAAATCCCTGGTATACTTCTACACTTCCCCTCATGTCAATTACTCACAGAAAATTCCATCACGGTAACACTATCAATTATAGAAGATGAGGAATACGTAGCCCCACCTAACAGTTCCACATACTCAGCTCTGCTCCCCCCAAGTGTTTCAAAATAGGGCGCTGAGTAAGTTGCATTACGAGATAAAGACCCACTTACTAAACCATCCCAGAACTTATAAATCTCATAAATCTCTGGACTAGTGAAATGTCGCATCATGTTGTTTAAGCCTGTATCGACTATAGAAATTTCATAAAGATTAATACCGTCCTCTACGATACCACCTGATACGCGGCTCGGAGTCGCGCCTTTAACTTTTAAAACATACTCAGTAGCAGATGTGTGAACATCCCCCTCAAAGATAGCTCCGCTACACGGAACATATTTATCGGTCGAATCCTCTAATGTATTAAAATCAACCGAACAAACATTAGGACATTCTAGACCAGCATCTGCGCACAATTTATTTTTAAATAAACTAGCTTTTGAATCATCATATACACGCCACCTATTGTCATACCAATCATATGCCCAGGTCATTGCATCTGAGGATGAGGGGGTAATAAATAATTCAACCTCTAATTCTTGATCGAAAGTATTGGTAGCAGTTCGTAAAATAAAATCAGCCCTAAATTTAGATTGAGGCCGCAATTTATTGTAAGTGATCTCGCCTATCAAAGAGGGTTTAAACGGTATAGCCACCTCAAGCCCCTCTCCATATATTCCGAGAGAATAGGCAGTTATAGAATTATACTCAGAAAATCCAGACTTTTCATTGGCAACAATAAAGGCTTTACTCCCCGAGTCAAGTTGTCTAATCTCAAGCCCTGATAAAATTTCATTAGTCTTTTTTATAGACTTATTTGCCTCATCAACAGTGCTTATAACACCTGACAGAGCGGACAGAGACGAAGCATCAGGGGCATCGGAAAAATAAGTTTTACTATTTAATGTAATAGCACTCCCCCCATAATTTAAATACTTCTGCCCGCCCGCATTTTGAGCACCTACAATGTAGCGCCATTCAGCCAGATACCCGTAATTAGGACTCGTCTGCCCCGGCAGAATATCTCCGGGGGCCAAAGCATTTTGTGTTATCTTTCCTTTATAACGAAAATCACTGTTCCAAAAAGTAGGACCAAAAGCATAAGATATAAAATTATGACCGCCATAAAAAGGAACACCTGGCGAAACCGTGTTTTTCAGAACCCCGCTAAATTCATCATTGTAAATATCATACCCCTGATGAACCGATTTACCAAAAGAATACTTTTTATAATCTGCATCACTAAACAATAAACTACTAGAATCAGGGGCTTCACGAATCTTTGCACGAGTCATAACCTTCATAATAGTTTTCAAGTCACCGCGCCTGCGCGGCACGGAACTACAATCTTGCACATCGTCTGGGACCACCCGCATCGGGTAGGTGTTAGACAGGTCAAACTCACCTGAGTCCCCGCTAACAGCACAATCATTCCCTGATATCCAAAAGCCGCTAAGACCCCATACAGAGGAAGACATATCCAAGTATCTCTGACGTGCGTAATCAAAACCTTTTATAATATATTCAGAAGTATTTAAATACCCGTTAGCCGTCACAGCAGTCGCATCACACCCCGGAACAATTCGAAAATGATTTAACGCGACGGGCATCGCAGTGCCCTCCCGACCAAGAGGGTAACACGGCAACGCATATCTATAATCTCTACGCCTAGACGTATTTCTATCTAAATCTGACGCGCTAGCATTCCAAAATAAAGATGTAACCGAACTAACATAAACGGGCAAAACTCTCCCATCACCGTTAACATAAATAGGACTCAAATCCCCAGTACCGCTTGCGCCTGCCCAAAAATTGGCTCTCTTAGAATTCAGATATCCAGTATTATAATCATCTATACATTCCTCTGCAATTACACATAAGTTGGATATCGCGCAATGAGTATCTTCTAAATCCAAATATAAAACTATTCTAGCAACAACATGTAACGGAATAAACTCTCGCAATACATCTCGATAAACTTCTAAAGCAGCTTTGTTTCTAAATGTATCATAACCATCTACAGTATAATCAAAGGAAGAAGCGGCGAGGACCGAAAATACATGGGATGATTTAGTATTCCATAGATCAAAATCTGCCACTTCATCTGTGTTACCAAACTTAACATACTTTGCATAATTGGGGGGCAGCTCATGAGCACTGGTAAAGAAGAGGAACTTATCATTGACGGACCACGTTGGGGGTCCCGTTAAGGAGAAGACGCTCTTTATTGCGGTATTTACTAAGGTCTTGAATGACCCCACGTAGGAGGCATTAATCTCAAATCCAAAACTCTCTCTTGTCCCAGACAAGATTTTACATATCTCATCAACTTCTTTATCCGTAAGAAATGATTCTCTATAAAATCCATATTTTTCCCAAGGAGGAACCATAACTGTGAGAGGTTTCATAGAAGGAACACCTACAGCACTGAGACTGGCAGTCGTGATAGCTTTCGGGTCATTCGGATGATTTCTGTGATAAAAGCCAGTCCCTGAGAGACACGTCCACATAGGCAGTTGACGAAAATCCCGACCTCTAAGTTTAATTACCTTATATTTATTGTGAACGTATTGTAGAATAGCATCTACGAGAAATCTGTAATTTCTATCTTTAGCATCTGCGTATGTCGGACCAACTTGGTTGAATTTAATACCGGGGGCCACGTCCTTAAACGTGCTGCTGAAAAGAGGTTGAAACTCCAAACCATCTTTAGCAATGTAAGATTCAGTTTTGATAAGGTAGTATAATAAATTCGGAAGATAACATTCCCATGTCTCAGAAATATCATTTATAGAAAATAGGCCGTCCGGGAAAACTAACTTTAGAACTGCGTCTAGACCCACAATGCTTCCTTTAGTTTTGTATACCATTACCGCATTCGCAAGTTGCGCACGCCATTTATCGTAATCCCCCGTGAGATATCGCCATCCAATATTGTTTGCAAGAAGTTCCAGGAATCTTTCCGGGCACTCATCTATACTGAGCAAGTCGCTAATTTCTTCTAGAATAAGATTAATATCCGCAACACCCAAACTAATAGCTTTTAGGAATCGTTGGAAAGATCCTGCATCCCTCATAACACTAGGGTAAGGCCCCATAGAAGCAGTATTTACCCAATCCCCGATAACAGTTTCCAAAGACCCCGTTAAGAATTCATGATTTTTAAGACGCGCGTCCGTCCATGTATTAAGATGAAGCAACACAGAATTCAACAACTGGGTCCCAGAAGCATACGTATTGGCAGATATAGAAGCAGACCCGCTAGCAAACGCCGTGGGTATAAAACCTTTATAGAAAGTACTCTCCTCCCTATTGTGCCAAAAATATTTAAACAATAGACCAATAGCATCCCCATCTGTAGCGACTTGTCCACTGTTGAGGCCCCCTACTAAAGCTTCTGTTAATAGGGAAGATGCATATGCAGAAGCTTGGGTAGAGGATAAAGCAGAAGTGTTCATGAAATAAAACATCCCCAGTGTTTCTATCAAATATTCATGAGTCAGCAGAAGGCTGCTATAAGGATACGTGGGCGTGTCTGGGGCCGATGACTTCCCTCCACTAATTCCCGACATGATAGCAAAAAATCCAGAAGGGTTGTTTAGTTCAGCATCTGGGAGGAATGTGGCCGATACAAAAGTATATAAATCTGATATACTGCTAAAAGACTCGAAAGTTAAACCATAGGGCGCTAAAATTTTGCCAGCAAAAGTATTGGGGCTAATTATAGTTTTTTTATTAGCGGGATCAAAAAACAAAGCCACTGATGATTTGTCTAAAGTACTGACATCAAAAAACAGGTCATTCTGCACCGCAGCTTTTATAATTCTTCCCGCAAAATCTAGACTGATATCCTCCTCTGACCCAAATTGGTAATAATCTACTGACCGGTAAAATTCCGGAACAAACTTATTAACTACGTCAATGTAATTGTATTTTGTTGTAGAGGAAAAAGCCATTAAACAAATTTTATAGTCAAATCAACATTATTCAGTTGCAAAATTTCATTAAAATCCACGTAGATATCATTCTCGTAATTATCAATACTTAAAAATCTTACACCCGCATCCTTGAGCAAGAAATTTTGTAATTTAGAAAGATTCAATGGCATTCCAAAATCCATGAGATTAGTAGAAAAAAATGAATAAATATTGTTGGCTACCCTTTGCTTAATATTATCCGCACTCAATTTTTGAACTTTATCCACATACAAAGTGCATTTCATATCTAAGGTTCTCACAATGCCATCAACAACGGTTATTTCATCCGTAAGCATTCTATACTTATTCAAATATTCTAAAAGTTCCTTTTTAAATTCAAAAGACGCTCTTTCCAAATGATCCGCTGTGGCTTGTTGCAGGACATAAATATCAATCATATTTCCTGCACTTCCATTATCACGCAACGTAGCAAGAGCCTTTCCAGTTTTCCCAGCAGTGCTTATAAATTTATGTGCAAATGTAGTATAGTCATGACCGGTTACGGCACGATATTGGGTAGCAAACCACATCGGACCAAATCTCCGTGCCTCTTCAATAGACTGCGCGTCTACCCCTCCAGTTCCAGCCCGAGGGTTTGTAACATCCAGAGTTACATCCGTAGGAGATACGCTTCTCACTCCAGTAGAAGCCTTACTTAATTTCCCAGAGGTAACGTTCCCTCTCAAGCCACCCCCCGTCCGGAACATTATTACATAGTCTTGGTTTGGTGTGGGTGTCTTCCCTACCGCGCCGCGTCCAAACTTAAGCCTACAAGAAAAATCCTCATTATAGATTTTCTCAAAAACAAAAGCCTCGGCAGATGCAAACCATATATTATCAATTTCAGTATAAAAACCATCCCCCGCTGAAACTACAACACTTCCTTCAATTACCGATGGCAGAGTAATAGAAATTTCCTCAGCGGGATCTATATGAGAAAAAGTACCTGTCTGGGTTTGAAAGCTGCCTTCTAGTAATACAAGATTTTCAAACGTAGATCCGTCATAATCAGCAGGTGCCGGATTCCCGGTAGGCTTTGAATCTTCAAACGTCAATACCATGGAATCTTCTTGCATATTGATATTACCATTACTTTCCACGGAATACAAAGTATATGTTAGAGGTAGATTGTCCCTGGTACTGACACCTTGTATAACTCTATTTCCCGCATCAATTGTTATCTGCTGCCCTGTGGCAATAGCCCGTGAGGCGTCTGTTACAGTAGCAACGGCATTAGCCTTAGCCGATACGGGGCCTCTCAAGGAAACTCCAATAAGTTCTAATAATTTAGTAACACTTTCGGAGGTTTTGGCCGTAGCCAAATAATTCTCCTGAGCAATAGCATCGGCCTTATAAGAAAGGACCCCCCCGAGATATGCAACTAACTCTACCAACATAATCCCTAAATCAGATTCTATAAAATTATTATAATTATCAGGATAGACTGCTTTTAAATAATTAGAAAAGCTTGTTTTAAAATCATCAAAATCTGAAGTGGAAAAATCAATTAGGTCTTTTCTTAGAGCCTCGGGGATACCACCCAAGCGCATGAAATCAGAAGTAACCTGACCAGTAAATCCACTTGGATTATAGATAGCCTCAAACTGAGGATTACTACCTGGTACTGCCTCTGGACCTTTGCTTATGTGTGCCATTTATTTTATTAATATATTTTTTGTTGCGCCCACAGTCAAAAAAATACTCTCTGTGGTGAGGACATTATTCTTAAGCGAAAATACTAAAGATAAGTCGAGTTCTGAAGTTTCCTCATTGGGGATAAGTTTAAAATCAATAATCGTCACTCTTGGCTCATACTTTTCAATAGCTGTCAAAATACTTTTTTCCAAAGCGCCAATTGTTATACCGTCCATTGGCTCAAAAGGTGCGGCACGCAGATTGGTTCCATAACCAGGTCGCATAGGGCGTTCCCCCTTTTGAGTTAATATTAATTGTACAAGACCGTCTTTAACAGCTTCTTGGTTATAAGCACACGAGAACATGCCACCAGTGTTTTCCTGCTTAACAGGCCATTGCACACCCCTAATAACCTTTTGGTTTTTGCGTGTAGCAAATTGTAAATCTCCATAACTAGCCATTATAGTATCCTGGGCTCTCCTGCCGCATTAACCTGAATTCCGGTAAAGAAAGGTTTCTGAGCTTTGTAATTCACTTGAACGGCATTACTTGTTAAACCTACATTATATATCTTGAAACTTCCTAAGTACCCATCTAAGCCACTGCGAGGAATTTTAAGAGTAGCACCCGTAGCGGTATATCCACCCAGGCCAGGGACTGCATCATCCGCCGGAGGGTCGAGCCTAGTATGTTGTCCTACAGGACCCCCAGGAAGTGGGGCCATGGCTACCCTGAAATAATCGTCATTAGTATTAACCCCCAAGAAGCCTGGGAATGTCTCGGTCTTAAAGATAGGGGGGACCTCATGGGCAATACCGTCCGTAAAGCCTCCACCAAGAATCCAAGGTGTAAAAATAGGAATAGAGGGAAATGCCCCAGTATACAAGCGTTCTCCATTCTTCCCGGTGTTATCATGAAAATGACCTTTAGTTGCGGCGGTAGGTATATTAATTGGTCTTCCAGGATATCTCTGAAAAGACGTGCTTGCTAAGGCAGACGCAATAAATTGCCCATTTACATAGACCGTTATCGTATCAGAAGATAAATCGCAAGCTATAGCATAGTGAGTAAATGCAGCACTACAACTCCCAATAGTGTATCCCGAAACCGTTGTAGTTGTAATCGGAATTTTAACCCCCAATTCAGTACGGCACGTAGGACCACCACCGTCACCACTTACGCTTTCCGCAATGCAAATACTCTTACCCCACCTCTCGCTATTTTGTGATACCGTTGGCAAAATAACAAACTCTAAACCACTAGCCCCATCGGTACCTGGGTATCCCTTATCCCGAAAACCAATAACCATCCCGAGCGTTCTTCGATCCCGTTGCCCCTGAATAATACCACTTAATTGCGCAGTTGTACGGGGATTGCCTCCATGGTACATACCACCATAAAACCCCGATCCACAATTTTCATTGGCAGCAATCAACTTATATCGATGATCGTAAGTTAGCGATGAAGATACATCCGGAACATGCGCCCAAAAATCAAAAGACCATCCATTCTCATTATACATTAGATTATCCAATGGCTGCGAAGGAGGGTATGGCTTGTTGTTCCTAAAATTATTGGGAAGTCTAACATAGGAGCCCTTGGGAATAGCTGCATATTTCAATCCATATTTGGATGTCGCATCATAGAGAGATCCAGTGAGATATGGAATAGTTACTCCAGAAACAAAAATAGCAGACGCGTGAGCCCCTACTAACTTAGCATCCAAAGCAGCGCCTGTTTCACTATAGTTTTTAACACCGTATACATCGGAGCTGGGGCTGACGACCGCAGAAGGCTCTAAGAAGTTATAACAGGCTACCAAACCTGGTTTAACGATAGAACTCTCAAGAGTTCTAAGATAAGGTGCTGTGCCAGTTAGATCAGTATCTCCAGATGTAGTAATCCAATCCGTTATACCATAATCCGGAACAGACATCTCCGGGATACCATCCACGTTCTGAGGCACTCCCGATGTAATAAATTTGGCAGATGCGGGCTTAAAAGGTAATGTCGTATCATCTAAATCAGATGAATGGAGCATTGCGGACTTTTGCATCTGTATAGACGGGACAAGAGAAATATCCTTTAAATACGTAAAATCATTCACCGGGATACGATCAATATATTCAATCGAGCTTGGGGAACTGGGAGGAGGAACCGCAGGAGAGGTTACTCTACAGACCTCAGGGGGAATAACTTTCCCAGGTTTGTCCAGCTCCCGATAAAACACTCCTTCTCCTATAATACTTTTCGTATCAGTTATCCCATAGGGCCCAAACAAAGCCGCTACTTGAAGCTGTTTTTTACGTTTCTTAATCTTGCTGTCATAAGCGTATGCTATAGCACCGTAACTTTCCTTGTAATTTTGTATTAGCGCAGAATCTTCAGAGTAGCCGGAAGCCACAAGATCATCAATTTTAGCTGACGCATCCATTATCTGTAAATTTCTATCATTTAATAATGCTCTAAGAACGTCATCAAATTCATAAAACTTTAAAACATCCCCGCTTTCATTCTGGTACTCATCATCAAAAATTGTATTAGCTAAACGACTAACTTGATTTGGTGCGTATAGTTCTCCCTTCCCCCCCTTATTGGATGCATAGCGCAACTGCCACGAGGCCGCATCTATCTTCTGAGACACGATAGTAGGAATCGAGCCAGTTCTAGAATCGTAGTATAGACCATCCTGCGATAAAATAAATTTTCCAGCATAGGACACAGGCGGCGCAAAAATAGTACGGAATATGTCTTCCGAGGGAGTAACCTGAACCCCTTTAATCTGAGCTACAATTATATCCATAGCAGCCTCATTCTCAGAGTATGGAATAATAATTCTATCCGTAACAAACTTCTCAAATTGAGTTATGTCTTTATCCATCTGAGAAGTTAATCCATCCCGCAATATTTCTAGTGCAGAAGGGTCTAAAGGGATACCGACACCAGGTATGCCCGATATCGCATACCCATCAATTATATTAGTTAACGCAGTCTCAATATCCCCAACCAGGAGAACCGGGTCAGGAAGAGCCCTAGGGTCATCTGTAGGTAGACCACGCCTTTCTATGATATTGTTTATCTGATCTAAGTCCTGTCGCACTTCATCAAGCTCTTGGCGCTTATTTGCTATGTCTATCTGAATTGCTTGTTTTTGATAATCTAAAGTTTCACTCGTCCACTCCGCATCAGCAGTCTTAGCTGCCTCGTCCCCAAGCTCGACATTCATGGCTTCAATATCCGCCGGGCCACTTTTGGTCCCTTTTGCTAAAGATCCAGCGGCGAAAACAGGCATGCCCCCCTGTGCTAAAACACCGGCAAGCTTCCCCGCAGAAGTAGCACCAGTGGTTTGCTCAGAATTAGCTTCTTGTGCGTGTTTAACATTCTTAAGCTCAACAGTTGTGCGTCCCTGGTTAGTTGTGGGTACTTCATCATACCCATCTAGCTTTTGGGCTCGCGCTTTCTTAGCGGATAACTCCGAAGATTTATTCATAGCCTCCGCAGTCTTACCGTTAGATAAAGAGGCTAACGCCTTGGTGGGCAAAAGATTTAGTGTATTTTCTGAAAACATTAAGTTACTGCTCCTTATCTTGGATACATATAAACTGCTCAGGGAGCTTAGGAGGAGCAGACGATTTAAAATCTATCGCATAATTATCTTTATACTTCTTTCTAAATTCTTTCACTCTCTCAAAGGCAGCCGTCCTCGCAGTCCCAGCAGTGTTAATCTTGGTAATTGCCTTAGAGAGTTGAGACGATGTAAACACCTTTTCTGAAGAGGACACTTGATAAATTTTTACAGCGGTTGTGTCTTTGTCAACATAATCCGCTCGATGCGTAACATCCGCCAATTTAAGCGCGGAATATAATTCAGTTAAAGCGTCCAAGCACGCTGACGTTGATAATTCTAGTTTATTAAAACAATCTTTAACGTCTTCAATATAGTCTGCCATAATATTATATATTTCCTTTAATTCTGTGGTAGAGAAGTCGTGAATCCTGGGATAAAGCCGTCCATATGCTGGTGTGCATTCAAAAGCGATTCGCCAGTTATATTTTCTACTGGGGCTAGCGTCATCATACCATTTACAGTGATGATTGGGGATGTTATATCTATAGATGCCGGAGTTATAGTAATTTGGGAAGCTCCGCACGTAATGACAATTCCCTGGGTCGCCGTAAGATTTATGCTGCCAAGTTGAGCTTCGTGGGTTATATCCCCCTTAACACAAATTCTAGAAATGTCTTTTTCTGCAAGAATATTATGAGATCCTTGATATGCATTATCCTCAATATTACCTGTACCCTTATTATCTCTAATTTGATCCCCGGCACCCTTCATGATAATAGAATGCTGAGCGCCATTTATTGACACCTGTTCTTGGTCTCTCTCACTATGAACAAGAATAGAATCAGGTTGCTTCCCTCCGGTTCTTATCGCAATAGAATTGTGATTTTCATCTCTCATCGTAATGCGATCCATATGAAGCTCAGCCGGACCAGAATCTACATGGAGTCTCTTACCATCTCGGGCCTGAAGCAGGAGGCTATCATTAGCTCTTCCCTGTTCAGTAACCTTCTTAGATAACACCAGCTTATGACCTCGATACTT